GCATGGCATCGTCTTTTTCTTTGCCATGCTTGATCTCGAGCTCACCGTCGTCCGACTTCTTCTTATCGGATTTCACCGGGGACGGAGGGACTGCTGCATCAGCTGACGAAGCTCCCTTCGCTGCATCCTGGATTTTAGTCTTGGGAGCTGTGATACCATCGTCCTTCTTGCCTCCCTTGTCGTCGTCGTCGTCGTCGGACTTAGACGACGAAACTTTGTCATCGCGCTTCGACTTTTTATCGTCATCATCGTCTCCTTTGATGATCTTCTTTTCGCCCACTTCGAGGGCATCCATGCGACGTGTCAACGCATCCATCTTACTGATCGCGTCGGCCAACATCGTGTCGACGCTCACTGCATCTGCTGCCATGGAAACCTCCTTGGTTGACAGCCTCGATTTGCGCGACACCGCGCCATTCAACGTACCATTAGATCTTTTCTAGTCATAAATTTGTCGAGTCTTTCGGCAAATTTACTAAGACCATCAGCTAATCCAATCAAGCCGGGTGGAATACCTTGCATTGGTGGAGCAGGAACATCACTTGCCCCTTGTGGAGGTAGCGATGGTACCGGAAGTTCACCACCTTCGTCCGGTTTAGCAGTCACAACCTTTTCTCTCGCTTCACCAGTTGCTTCAGAATCAATTCTAATTCCAGAAGCATCTCCACCTTTATCCCAAACGCCTTTTTCACAAATTGCTAAATGATCTACAAAACTTGGTTTTCCTTCAACAAGCAAATTACTTCCATCTTCAAGTTCAATGTTGTAGTTGACTTTAGTATCACGAAATACCACGCTCGGTGATGTTGACAATTGGAGATCAATGACTGCCTTTATTGCAGATTGATCATAAATCTTTGCTACTCCCCAGACTTCATCCCCTTTAACATAGGGAAGGAACATTGTTCCACACACTCGCTTAGAAAATTCGTCCGAATTAAGAATTTGAGTAGTAGGGTGTTCCAAGATAATTGGAATTCCACTACATCGACGTAAAAATTCAGGAGTAAGATATACGGTGTCACGACGATAAACCCACTCATTGAGCTTAGGTCGGTAACTAAATCCAGTACCACTAATCCGCATATCTACAAGACAAACATTTTCAATAAACTGTGGAGAAACAAGTTCCTGATCACGAATTGCCTCAGCTAATTCTAACTCATTCAGCCCTTTCATCTTACGCAGAGTAATATGGCAACCAGGATGTAGAGCTAAACTAAGCGCATGATCTGGATTCATCCAAACATGAGCATCGTGTTCATGATTCAATTTAGGTATAAATTCATCAGGACAATTATGTATAAAAGTAGAAAAATCAACTCCATCTTTAATCCTCCGAGTGAGTAACGGACCAACATGACCAGCATTATATCCAGTTTCCTCTATACATTCTCGAAGTGCACAACCTTCTATGGTCTCACCATCTTTCTGTACGCCACCCGGAAAGGCCCATCCTAACCCATCAGTGCGACGGCAGAATAAAACACGACCACTTTGTGCCTTGAATAGGATCCCGGCCGCGACGGTCATCCCGGTTCCTTCGGATGAACATTGCTCGGCTGGAGATTATCCTTTTTCTTTGGTTTCACAGTTATCGGTTGTCTTTGCGCTTTTCGACCTTCAAAAGCATCTATACGTGAAAACAATGCATCACATTCTGCAACCAATTTCTTAATAGGTTCCGCTTGCGCAGCAGTAAATCCCATATGTTGATTATCATCGTCGTATGTATCGTCTACTCCAGTTATCTTACCTGCGTTCTTACTAGCGTAGAAAACCTGCTCCCCCTTTTCAGGACCATACTGTTCTTTCATACCAGAAAGAATCTTTTGGCCCTTTGCGGTCAACGGCATTTTGACCTCCGGGGAAAAGGGGTCACGGATGCCGGTCCGTGACCCTTCGAGTTTACCACAGTAAGACGGGAACGATCGTTACTGTGGACGAACTATTACTTCTTTGTCCGAGCAGCCGACGGAGTTGGAACAGGCACGTTCGGCACACCAACTACAACCCAACCTGTATCCTCTGTCCAACCAACGTACCAATCAATCGGCCGTTCCGGATCCGTTGGCTCCTCTGGAGGAATAACGATTGGATGAGCCGGAACTCCCGGCTTCGGCCAAATCTCAGGCGGAAGTGGGATCACGATTGGATGCTCTGGGTGAGCACCAGCCGGGGGGATTGGTGGCAGTACAATCGGATGTGCTGGATGGCCAGGGTCAATGGCAATCGGAGGTCCCCCTTCTGGCGGCTCAGGCCAAATAATCGGAGGTATTGGATGGGTTGGCCTCGGAGGCGGACCACCCGGAGCGATTGGATGTGCGGGATAACCCGGTCCTGGCCATACTACTGGAGGTGGACCTCCCGGAGCAATCGGGTGAGCCGGATAACCCGGTCCAGGCCAAATCACGACTGGCGGTTTCCCAGGCTCCGTTGGCGGGAGCACAATTGGATGTGCAGGGCCTCCACCAGGAGCGATTGGGTGAGCTGGGTATCCAGGTCCAGGCCAGATTCCTGGAGGTGGACCACCAGGGGCGATTGGATGGGCAGGCCATCCTGGCACACCGAATCCAGGATCAACCGGACCGCCACTTACCGGAATGATGTAGGCTAGAACAGCCATTAGATACTCCTATTGTTGAAGATTTCAGGTGATTCGCCCCAGATACTGACGACTTCAGTCAATTTGGGGGTATTAAACTGTACCACGCCGGTTTAGAGAAGGCAAACTCTTACCTTTTTCTATTTTTTCTCTGTTTTAGGTAATTTTGAGTAATTTCCTCCCAACCTTCTTCCGGTTCTTCGACATTTGATAGCTTTCTCGCCAAAGAAACCAAGTCTCGCTCAGAAACCTTGTATCTTTTCCGTAAATAAGTCAAAGATCTTGCAATTTCATTACTGAGAGGCATTTTGTACATGTTCCAACAGTCGAATTACACTTTTTTCACTAGAATCAGCGCGTGACATTTTAATTTTTGGAATTTCGGGGCGAGGATCGTCAGGTTCCATGCCCATTTGTTGTTGATCTTCTTTACTTTTCTGATCCTTTTTCAATTGTTTTAACAATTTCGCATAATCCAATGTTAATGGACTAGAATATAGAAGCTTGTTGTTCGTAATAGCATCAGCGATCCACTGGATCAATCGTGCTTTGTTCTCCGGATCGAAACTAAATTCCAAAATCTGATAAATACTGATCGCAGCCTTCATCTTTGTATCATCAACTTTGACTTGATCAGAATCAGGTTCACGCAAATACGATGGCCACACAGCTTGAAAACAATTCATCCAATCATAAAACGCTTCTTTATATGATATATCACCATATTTTTCAGGAAATCTTGTCTTCAATGTCTTAAAGAAGGTTGGAGTCCAAGCACGATGCATGACTATACGATCGAGAAATCGGTAGACCGGATCCATGGTTTCCCGCAAGCGATCCATATAGCGCGCCACCGCCTTCGCATCCTCCGAACCTTCCCCAAACCCCTCGGCGAAGGACTCCTGGGTGAGGAGTTTTACGGGCATATCAACCGCATTTGCAATATTCTCTAAGATATTTCTACGAGCAAGAACATGTGGGCCTTCCAAATTCTGCATATTTAGTGATTCAATTTCTTCATCAGGAGAAATATTAATCACATTACCAGTTTCCGCTTCTTTTACAATGGCACGCTTGAATGCCATCGCCCAAGCCATGATATTATCAACGAAATTACCGGGTTGTTTCGTCTTTGCGACAATAACACCGACTTTAGTCTCAACTAAGTCATCAGCAATAAGGCTCTTTATGTAGGATTTAAGAGGATAGAAAGCACGCTGATAAGCACTACGACCAACAAACCCGAATGCAGAAGTAGTATATCCCAAATAGATAGGCTTTTCATTGGTCACCGTCACTGTGCGTGAGGGATGATACGCCAACCCACTAACTGCGATCTGCGTATACTTCAAAAAATCCATTGCATTAGGATTTTGGTTCAATACGAGACTGCCAGCAGTATTAAGAGGATCAAGAATATTGAAAGAAATAGTAAGTTCAGGTAGATCCCAATAATTAATAGTCTCATTGCTCTTCACAGCATCAACTAAGAGTGCAATAGAAGCAATGCCATATATACGACTAAGAGTAAGTAGATTATGGACAAGAAAATCAGCACCAATGTTTTTCCATTCCTCATTAAATGCATCTACACAATATTCGCCAGGACTATCAGGAACTTTAATATTCCGTTTTTGAGATAAAGCAAGACTAACTGGTCCTTCAGTTATACGAGCACCCAAGGG